CGACGATCAGGACCGTGCCCTGTTCCTGCATCACCTGCAGAACCTGCCGAAGCTGATCAAGGCCAAGGATGACGCGGTGAACGCGATCCGCGGCTTCTACAAGAAGGCCAAGGCCGACGGCTTTGTTCAGGACGACTTCAAGGAAGCCTTGAAGATGCAGGGCGTTGAGGGCGAGAAGGAGAAGAAATCGGCGATCGCCCGCAGCTTGCGCATCGCGCGCTGGCTCGGCCTCGATCTCGGCGCCCAGCTCGATATGTTCGAGCAGGACGAGCGCGTGCCGGCGGCCGATCGTGCATACGAGGAGGGTAAGTCTCAGGCCATGCTCGGGATTTCTCTCAAAACCGATTATGCGCCGGAGACCGAGCAGTTCCGCGAGTTCACCCGCGGCTGGCACGACGGTCAGGCGATCCTCTCCCAGGGCTTCAAGAAGCTGCACCCCGAGGTCGCGGCCGACGAGAAGGCCAAGATCGTCAAGAAGGCTGTGATCGACGTCCAGAAGGCCGAGGACGAGAAGGTGTTCGACGCTCCGGCCTCCGGCGTCGCCATGACCCGCGCGGAGTATGCGGCCCAGCAGGCGGCGCAGAAGCCGAACTGACGTGCTTGCACCGCTCAACGATGGTTCGTTTGTGACCATCCGCCTCCCCGGTCCTCCGCGAGGAAAGGGGAGGCCTCGCTTTGGCCGCCGCGGCTCTTTCGTCGCGGTATGGACGGACAAGAAAACCATGTCATACGAGGAGAGCCTGTCTCAGGCTGGGGTCGAGGCGATGGGCGCTGTGCCGCCGAGGCTGGGAGCCCTGTCGGTGCGGATCGAGGCGGGGATGCCTATCCCCGAGAGCTGGTCGAAGAAGAAACGGCAGGCGGCCCTCGCTGGCGATCTGTGCCACACCGGCAAGCCAGATTTTGACAATATCGCCAAGATCGTCGGGGACGCTTTGAACAAAATCGTGTGGAAGGACGACAGCCAGATCATCGTCTGCTCCTTCCGAAAATTCTATGCGAGTGAACCTGGGCTGACCGTTTCAGTGTGGGATTGGGAGTGACGGTGGCTGGGGATGGCGGGGCAGCAGAGGATCAGGGTTAAGCACGCCCAGAAGGACCGCGGGCTCGACTTCTATCAGACCCACCCGATCGCCGTGCGTGCACTGTTGGCGCATGAGAGGCTGCCGCACGGGCTCTGGGAGCCGCACTGCGGCCTGGGCGGGATCGCCGAGGTGCTGTTCGATGCTGGCCATGCCGTCTATTGTTCCGACATCACCAACCGCGGCTATCCACAGCAGTCGTCCACAGGCGACTTCCTCAAATCCACACGCTGTCCACAGGGTGTGGACGGCATCATCATGAACCCGCCATTCGCCTGGGCGGCGCAGCATGTCCGCCACGCGCTCTCGATCTGTCCCTATGTGGTGGCGCTGCTGCGGCTCTCGTTCCTCGAAGCCGGAAATGTGAAGACCGAATCAGGGCGCGCGCGGCTATGGTGTTTGGATCGTGGCCACCTCGCCCGGGTGCATGTTTTTAGGGAGAGACTTCCCTTCATGCACAGGCACGGATGGGAGGGAAAGAAGTCGACCAGTAATGTTCCGTACGCTTGGTTTGTCTTTGATGGCGACCACAATGGCCCCACCGAGGTGCGCCGCATTTCTTGGAAGGAAAATGAGCAGGTACAAAACGCCGGAGTACCGGGAGAAGCACGCCGCCTTCGCGCGGGACAATGCGAAAAAGAACAAGGAGTTGACCTACGAGCGCCACAAGCGCTGGAAGGAAAACAATCCAGAGAAGTATCGGCGGATACAGCGTAACGCTGGGCTCAAAAAGCTTTACGGGATCACGTTGGAGGAGTTCGATCTGATCCTGAAGGATCAGGGTGGTCGGTGCGCGATATGCCGAACTGATTCGCCCGGCAGGCAGTGGTTTGTTGATCACTGCCACACCGTAAATCGTGTCAGGGGTATTTTATGCCCGCATTGCAATTCAATTCTTGGCTACGCAAAGGACGATGCTGCGGTGCTTCGTTCTGCTATTAAATACTTGAAGCGAGGGCTGCTTTTGTCCCCAGGTCCATCCGACCAATCAACAGGGTGACTGTGGAAACGTGGAAAGGCGTTGACGCCGAAAAGTCATGAAGCGTACACAAATGTGAAAGGCCCCGGAGGGCGCAATCTCCGAGGCCTTTAAGAACCAATCGATGTAGGCGATTGGGGCGCGAGACTGGCAAAATAGGGGTTCGCTCCTAGCCCGTCAACCTGCCCCGATCCAATTTGGAGGGGCTATGAACAATCTGACACGTTGGGAACCCGTTGATATTGGGGTCGAGCAGCAACTGCTCGGGGCCATCTTCATCAACAACGACGCCTACGGCCGGGTGGCCGACCTCGTCAAAGCCGAGGACTTCTACGAAGGCGCGCACCAGAACATCTTCCGGGTCATGGCCTCGCAGATCGAGGCTGGCAAAGCGGCGACGCCGATGACCGTGCGCGCGTTCCTTGAGGACTACGAATTGGTCCCGGGGATGTCGCTGCAGCAGTACCTCGCCCAGGTCGCAGCCAACGCCACCACCATCGTCAACGCCCCGGACTTCGCCCGGGTGATCCGAGAACTGGCCGACCGGCGCCGGGTTGCCGAGATCGCCCATCAGATGGCCCCCAGGGCGGATACGGAGGCCGCCAAGATGGCTTCCGATGCGATCGAGGCCTTGGACACCATCCTCACCTCCAGCGCCTCCACGAGCCTCCCAGCGGTCGGAATGGCCCAGGTGATGGCGCAGTCGATCGACCAGATCGCCAAGGCCTATCAGGACGATTCGAAGCTGATCGGGGTGCCCACCGGGCTCAAGGACCTCGACCAGAAGACCGGCGGGCTCGCCCCCGGCGATCTGATCGTGCTGGCCGGCCGTCCCGGCATGGGCAAGTCGGCGGTGCTGCTCAGCCTGCTCCGCAACGCCGGCCGCAAGGGCTACCGCTCGCTGCTATTCTCCCTGGAAATGTCGGCGGCACAGTGCGGCGAGCGCATGATCTCGGATACGATCTTCGACCTGATCGGCGAGAACGTGCCATATGCCAACCTGCGCACCGGCTCGTTCCACGAAAAGCTGTTCCAGCAGATCAGGGACGCCGCCGAGATCAACCGGGAGCTGCCGATCACGATCGAGGAGCAGCCGAGCCTGACGCTGTCGCAGATCGCCACCCGGGCGCGCCGGATGAAGCGCCGTGGCGGCCTCGACATCCTGGCGGTCGACCATCTCGACCTCGTCCGCCCCGCCGGTCGCTATGCCGGCAACAAGGTCTACGAACTTGGCGAGATCACCAGCGGGCTGAAGGCGCTCGCCAAGGAGCTGGCGATCCCGGTGATCCTCTTGTCCCAACTCTCGCGTGACGTCGAGAAGCGCGAGGACAAGCGGCCGATGCTGTCGGACCTGCGCTCCTCGGGCTCGATCGAGCAGGACGCCGATTCGGTGATCTTCTTCTACCGGCCGATGTACTACCTGCAGAACTCGGAGCCGAAGGCCGGCACGCCGGAATATGTGCAGTGGCAGGACGACCTGATCAACGCCACCAACAAGCTGTTCGCCATCATCGCAAAGCAGCGCATGGGGCCGACCGGCACGATCGAACTGTTCTGTGACATCGCCAACAACGCAGTAAGGGACATGGGGGTTGCAAGATGACGGCGCTTAATAAGGCGGAATACGACGCGCTCTACACGTTTCTGGAGGATGTTTTGCCGACGCTGTCGGACCCCCAGCAGATCAGGGATGCGCAGTATTTCATGGATCGATGCGAGGGCATTAGCGGACCGCTGCGCGATCATGGGAAAAAGCTAAACACCAATCGGTTTTCTGGATTTCTTGGGGACCTGAGCAAGGGGGTATCGAATGGCTAAGGCACCGTGGGTCAAGTGGTATCCGAGCGATTTTATCATCGGCACCGCGCGTCTAACCCCCGATACGGGGTGGCTATATACCGTGGTCATCAACTGGATTTACGAGCGCGGCGCTCCGATCGATGACGACATAGAGGAGTTAGCGACGGCTGCCAACATGAAGCCCTCGAAGGCCGAGGCGGCACTCGAAGCGCTTGTCCGGAAGGGCAAGTTGACCCGCGCCAACGGCAAGATTTCCAACGCCAGAGCCGAGCAGGAAATCGCCAGCAGAGCATCGTCGATTGCCAAATCGTCTGAGTCTGCGACAAGGCGCTGGGAAAGCGCGCGTCAAAAAAATGAGGAAAATCAACCCCAAAAAATAACACCCCATGCCGAGGTTACACAAAACCCAGATGAGAATAGAGAAGAGGAGAGTAGAAAAAGAAAGAATCAAGGAATCCTCCTTCCGGAGGATAGGTCCGCTCGAAAGCAGGCAAAAATCAACGAGAGGGTGGACTACCCGGAGGAGTTTGAGGTCCTCTGGAGGCAGTACCCACGAACGGCTGGGACTTCGAAGAAAAAGGCCTATGACCATTGGCGCATGCTCAATGACGAAAAACGTGAGCGTGTACGCCTAGCGGTGCCGATCTTCGCTGACATGATGCGGCGGGAGGGGCGGGCGGAGGATAAAATCAAGCATTTCCAATTCTGGCTTTCGGATCGCGTCTACGAAACGCTCGCGGTGGGCCCGGTCTCGTCCAACATCGTCACCGTCGAGTGGCACAAGAGCGCCACGCCAGAGCAGTGGGCGAAGGTGATGAAGATTTTTGCCGCCACCAACGACTGGCGCGAATCGTGGGGCCCGGCGCCTGGAAAGACCGGCTGCTGCGTGCCGATCGAGCTGCTGCCGGAGGGCCTGAGACCGCCGACGGTAAACACTCAGTTGACGACCGCCCCGGGATAGGCTACAACCCGGTCACTGAGTTCGGCGACTGACTGCCCACCCTGCGAGTAACTAAGGCCCAGCTACGAGGGCGGTGATGCAAGGGGTGGGAGGCGCGGAAATAACAAAATCCCCAGCAGTGGGCGACAATACCGCACTAAATCCGTCGTCGAGCGAGGTGATCTACCCGGGGCTGCTGGTCAGCCATAAGCGCACCAGCCCCGGTCCATCCAACCCGAGCCACCAGGGCTCAACAGGAGAGCATCATATGAAAACCGGCCGCACCCTCACCGACCTCGCTGCCGAAATCGAGCGCCGCGCCAACGGCAAGAAGGACCTCGTGGTCTCGACCAAGAACATCAGCATGGTCGCAAATCTCAAGGACACCGTCACCCTCAACATCGGCGCGGACTATGCCTTCGAGCCGAACGAAATCGCTCACGGCCAGATGGCCGCGCACACGGAAATTCCGAAGGCTTACTACGACCGCATGTTGAAGGATGCGCCGGACCTGCTCTCCAACAACGTCAACCGCTGGTTCGATATGTATCCGGCCCCGCGCATGGTTCGTACCTTGGACAACCGTGCCCGCGCCTTCCTGTCCGACAAGTTCTCGCCGGACATGGAGAACGAGGACCTCGCCGAGGCGGTGCTGCCGGTGCTGCTCGACATGAACCTCGCGATCATGTCCTGCGAGATCACCGATCGCCGGCTCTACATCAAGGCGGTCGACAAGAAGGTCGAGCGCGAGCTGGCCAAGACCGGAGCGCGGTTCGGCGACGGCGGCCACACCATCGTCCGCGTCACCTCGCCGGCAATCACGATCTCCAACTCCGAGGTCGGGATGGGCGCGCTGTCGATCCAGGGCGGCGTCTACGACCAGTTCTGCTCGAACCTCGCCTCGTTCGGTGAGCGCTCGATGCGCCGCTCGCACGTTGGCGCGCAGCACAAGATCGCCGAGGGCGACCTCTACGCGATGCTGTCGGACAAGTCGAAGAAGCTGAACAACGCCGCGCTGTGGTCGACGGTGCGACGTGGTTCGCGCGGTGTTCGATCGGGCTAAGTTCGACGCCCTGGTCGACAAGATCGAGGGCAGCCACGCCGACAAGATCGAGGGCGACGTGGTTAAGGTGGTCGAGGTCTCGACCCGCAAGCTGGGCCTGCTCGAATCGGAGGGCAAGTCCGTGCTGAAGCACCTGATCGAGGGCGGAGACCTCTCCAGATTCGGACTGTACAACGCGGTCACCCGCATGTCGCAGGACGTCGAGAGCTACGACCGCGCCACCGAGCTGGAGCGCATCGGCGCCCAGGTCATCGAATTGCCGAAGGCTGACTGGCGAGTTCTCGCCGAGGCGGCCTAAAGCAACCCCCGGGAGGGCTGTCCCCCAGCCCCACGGCCCTCCCGGGACCTATCGAGGGAATCCCCATGCCGTTCAACGTCTGGAGCCTGACCGAGGAGCGGTGGATGCTTTTGAAAAGCGTCCGCTCCCGGCGCGAGGCTACCGACGCCAGCTCTTTTTTCCAGAGCGAGAATCCGGATCATGAGTTCGAGGTGCGGCGGACGCTGCCGGTCTTGGAGCAGCACGGCACCGCGCTGATGCAGTTCAGGCCGGAGGCAGTCTGGAACATGGCGATGACCGATCTGCGCAAGCGCCATCCCAACTCGATCGCCGACGTCACCGCGAT